CCGAGGTAGAGGGTCTGGTTGAATGACAGTGTCCAAGTCTTGTATTGCTGATCGGTGCGGATCAGCAGCGACGGCAGACCATCGATGGTCATTGGCAAATCGCACTGATCGCCGGGCAGGTTCCAGCGGTTGTCTGTGATCAGGTTTTTCAGTACCGCGATCAAATCGCAGGCCGCAAATGTCGTTGCGGATAGCGCCGGGATAACTTGCAACGACAACGTCATTACATGGGCGATCCGCCCATCAGTGGCGCGCTCTGCCGATGCGTTTCGTTCGAAATCGATCAGCACCCAGGCCTGATCGCCCGGTGCAGTGAAATCATCGTGATTGCCGACGTTGAGGTTGAGTCCGGCAGTGTTGCGCAGTGTCGTCGCGATGGCTGTGAACAGTTGCGACGGTTGCTGGATCGGTGTGGGCATACATGACCTCCTTTTCAATCGTCCACGCGAAACCCTGCCGCCAAAATGGCGGCACGGAGAAGTACTCAGGTTAAGGTTGGTCGCGAGGCGGGACTTCGCAGACGCCGATGCGCTTGGCGGCCCAGCGTTCGTACAACCCGATGGCGACGTCGGCGCCGGCCATCGCCGTCAGGCAACCGAACGCGCCGGCGGCCCAGATCGAAAGTCCTGCGGCATACAGCAGCATGATCGCCGACACACCGCAGATCATGCAGGCGCCGGAGCGCAAGGCCAGTCGCCGCAGCAGCGACCAGCCACGGGCACCTTCTTTGTCGGCGCGCCACATTTCGCCGGACACCCCGCCGACGACGGCAAGGAGGATGACCAGCCAGATCGGCATGTCCGCCAACGCTTGTTGCTCGGTTGTCATGTCACGCCTCCGGGAGTGTTGGATGAATGGTGTGTGTAGGGTTCAATCGTTTTCTCTTGAGGTAGGCATTCCAAAAAGCCCGGCGCAGGGCCGGGCTTTTCAGTAATGCGCTCTCGATAGAGGCCATGAAGGTGATGATCGAATCAGAACGGTGCCACCGGCCAGTTGACGGTGGACGGATAGCCGGATTGTTTTTTCATGTCGCTGAGACCCACGCAGTACTGTTTGTAGGCGAGCAACAGCGCTTGTTCTTCAGGGGTGGCAACATCCAAGTCGACCTTGTAATGCAGAGAATTCAACATCAGCCACTGGCCAGCAGCAGACAGAAGTTCAAGCGCTTCTTGCGCCACATCCTTTTCGAGTTCTTGATAGGTGGGTTCACTGAACTCCCAATCAACGAAGTTTGTTGTCGTCCCCTTCCATCCCACCTGGACTGCCGGGTTTGTTGTGATATCCACCCAAAAACCATTCGACAACTGTGCTTCTACTGGCATGGCCGTAGGCTTCTCTACAGCGTCGACAATCACCAGAACTTTGTTGAAGGCTTTGGAATAGTTGAATCGAACAAAAGCGTAGCGGTTCATTTGTTTCTCCTGTTTGCACTCATCGCGAGTACTGTCCTTGAGTTTTGCTTACTTGCCTCTCCGTCAAGGTTCTTCAACGGGATATCCATCAGGCAGGCATTCCAAAAAGCCCGGCAGTCCGCCGGGCCTTTCAGTAATGCGCTCCTTCGCCTTCCTTCAATTCCTGTGTTCAAGAAGGAAGCTGACTTTTCGGCGCTACTGGCGCGGTACGAGTCCATTCAGATTGTTTTTCCGACCGCGGTCCCTGCCCGCCGGATAACTGCTTCTGGTGCTTTACGCTGCACACCCGGGTCAGTTGCCAACCCTCTGAACCGTTGAGGCCGGTTCATCGCTGCCTGTTCTTGTGGAACTAAAGAGCTTTGTTGCCAGCCGCTTTGTCGAGCGGCTTGGTGGCAAGGATATGCATGTATGCATATACAGTCAATGCGTAAATGCATTTATTTATGCATGATAAATGCGCAAGCGCATGAAAGCCCCGCAGCTCAAGGGTTTGGCGGTTTCATCAAGGCGAAAAAAAACCCGCCATTGGACGGGTTTATCTGAAGAGGGTCGGGTTAGCGGGCGTACATGCCCCACCAGAAGACGTGACCGAGAATGACGATCTGCTCTTCCTGGATTTCCTGAAAGGTGTAGTCCTCATCCGGGTGCTCATCGCGATTGAAGCTGCGCAGACGAATGCCGGTAGGCAGGCGGTAGAGTTGCTTCACGCGCAACTGGCCATTGTGATTGATCGCGTACAGGTCGCCATCAATGATGTCGCCGATGCCGCACTTGCCCGCATTCACACCGACAGTGGCACCATCACGCAGCACCGGCAACATGCTGTTGCCGCGCACTGTCACGCACTTGGCCTGGTCGAACTGCACACCGTTATGGCGCAGACTGCGCTTGCCGAAGCGCAGGCTAGAGCGCTCGCTCTCTTCGATGACGAATCTTCCTGATCCAGCAGCCAATTCAACCTCGCGAAGGAACGGCACCGATACTTCGTCATCATCGACAGGCGTATCGTCGTCCCACAGCATTATATCCTTGAGTTCCGCGTGTACGTCATCACGCACGGCACCGGCCGACGCCGCGACATCTGCGCGCCCGCGCAATTGATCGGTGCTCACGGCGAAGTACTCGGCGATCTTCGAGATGTGTTTATCCGAGGGATCGACGATCTTCCCGCTGAGGATCCGCGAGAGAGTGGATTGAGGCACGCCGGTGCGACGGTGGAGCTCCGTGGGGGAGATCCCGTGCTGGTCGAGCAGTGCTCTTAAGACGGAGGCTACGTTGCGTTTTTGCATAACGCGCATAGTGCTTGAAGTTATTCGCGAAGACAAATGCTGATTTGCATAAATCGTGCATAAACACACTTTTTGATGAAGAAACCCGTCACCCGGCTGCGATGCCTGCGTCCGACAGACTGCCCATGGTAACCTTGCGCCCATCGCGGAAAAGCCCGGCTGATGCCCCCGCTTTTGCCCTACATCTTTTAACGAGTTGCCTGACAATCCGATGAATAAAGCCGTCTCCGACCTGTCCTCCCACACTCCGATGATGCAGCAATACTGGCGCCTGAAGAATCAGCACCCGGACCAGCTGATGTTCTACCGCATGGGCGACTTCTACGAGATCTTCTACGAAGACGCGAAGAAAGCGGCCAAGTTGCTCGACATCACTCTGACCGCGCGCGGGCAGTCGGCGGGGCAGGCGATTCCGATGTGTGGCATTCCTTACCACGCGGCGGAAGGCTATCTGGCGAAGCTGGTCAAGCTTGGCGAGTCGGTGGTGATCTGCGAGCAGGTCGGTGATCCGGCTACCAGCAAAGGCCCGGTGGAGCGTCAGGTGGTGCGGATCCTCACGCCGGGTACGGTCAGTGATGAGGCGCTGCTAGACGAACGCCGCGACAACTTGATCGCTGCGCTGCTGGGTGATGAGCGTCTGTTCGGTCTGGCCGTGCTGGACATCACCAGCGGCAACTTCAGCGTCTCGGAAATCAAAGGCTGGGAGAACCTGCTTGCGGAACTGGAGCGGATCAATCCGGTTGAGTTGCTGATCCCGGATGACTGGCCAAGAGACCTGCCAGCGGAAAAACGCCGTGGCGTCAGTCGCCGTGCGCCGTGGGATTTCGAGCGCGACTCGGCACTGAAAAGCCTTTGCCAGCAATTCTCTACCCAAGACCTGAAGGGCTTCGGCTGCGAGAACCTGACCCTGGCCATCGGCGCCGCCGGTTGCCTGTTGGCCTACGCCAAGGAAACCCAGCGCACCGCCCTGCCCCACTTGCGCAGCCTGCGTCACGAACGTCTGGATGACACCGTGGTGCTGGACGGTGCGAGCCGCCGCAATCTTGAACTCGACACCAACCTGGCCGGTGGCCGCGACAACACCCTGCAATCGGTGGTCGATCGCTGTCAGACCGCGATGGGCAGCCGTCTGCTGACCCGGTGGCTGAATCGCCCGTTGCGCGATCTGACGGTATTGCTGGCGCGCCAGACCTCGATCACCTGCCTGCTCGACGGTTACCGTTTCGAAAAGCTGCAACCGCAGCTCAAGGAAATCGGCGACATCGAGCGCATTCTCGCGCGGATCGGCCTGCGCAACGCGCGTCCTCGTGACCTTGCCCGGCTGCGCGACGCCCTTGGCGCCCTGCCTGAATTGCAAGTGGCGATGACTGACCTGGAAGCACCGCACCTGCAAAACCTCGCGACTATCACCAGCACCTACCCGGAGCTGGCGGCGTTGCTGGAAAAAGCCATTATCGACAACCCGCCGGCGGTCATCCGTGACGGCGGCGTGCTGAAAACCGGTTACGACAGTGAACTCGACGAACTGCAATCGCTGAGCGAAAACGCCGGCCAGTTCCTCATCGATCTGGAAGCCCGCGAGAAGGCTCGTACCGGCCTGAGCCATCTGAAAGTCGGCTACAACCGCATTCACGGCTACTTCATCGAGCTGCCGAGCAAGCAGGCCGAATCAGCGCCAGCGGATTACATCCGGCGCCAGACGCTGAAAGGCGCCGAACGCTTCATCACGCCTGAGCTGAAAGAGTTCGAAGACAAGGCCCTCTCTGCCAAGAGCCGTGCCTTGGCGCGCGAGAAGATGCTTTACGAAGCGCTGCTGGAAGATCTGATCAGCCAGTTGCCACCGCTGCAGGACACCGCCAGCGCGCTGGCTGAACTGGACGTGTTGAGCAACCTCGCCGAGCGTGCGCTGAACCTCGACCTGAACTGCCCGCGCTTCGTCAGCGAGCCGTGCATGCGCATCTCCCAGGGTCGTCACCCGGTGGTCGAGCAAGTGCTGACCACGCCGTTCGTGGCCAATGACCTGAGCCTCGATGACAACACGCGCATGCTGGTGATCACCGGCCCGAACATGGGCGGTAAATCCACCTATATGCGTCAAACCGCGCTGATCGTGCTGCTAGCGCATATTGGCAGCTTCGTACCGGCGGCCAGTTGCGAACTGTCGCTGGTCGACCGTATCTTCACCCGAATCGGCTCCAGCGATGACCTGGCCGGTGGCCGTTCGACCTTCATGGTCGAGATGAGCGAAACCGCCAACATCCTGCATAACGCTACCGAGCGCAGCCTGGTGCTGATGGACGAAGTCGGTCGCGGCACCAGCACCTTCGACGGTCTGTCGCTGGCGTGGGCTGCGGCGGAGCGACTGGCCCATCTGCGTGCCTATACGCTGTTCGCCACTCACTACTTCGAACTGACCGTGTTGCCGGAAGCCGAGCCATTGGTGGCCAACGTCCACCTCAATGCGACCGAGCACAACGAACGCATCGTCTTCCTGCACCACGTGCTGCCGGGGCCTGCCAGCCAGAGTTACGGTCTGGCGGTGGCGCAATTGGCCGGTGTGCCGAGCGAAGTGATCGTGCGTGCCCGTGAACACCTGAGCCGACTGGAAGAAACCGCGTTGCCGCATGAAGCGCCGAAACCTACCGCCAAGGGCAAACCGGCGACGCCGCAGCAAAGCGACATGTTCGCCAGCCTGCCGCACCCGGTACTTGATGAGCTGGCTAAACTGGATCTGGATGACCTGACCCCACGTCGTGCGCTCGAAATGCTCTATGCATTGAAGAACCGGATATAAGCACTGAAGAAGCGGATATAACGCAAACGGCTTCAAGCTGTTAGAATCTCGCGCGGTTTGGGATGCTGCTGGCTAATAGCCTGGCCAGCAGACTATCGCTCCCGAACCTGGCGACCCCTACGAGAAGGGGCGCAGCAAGCCGCGCCTGAGGAGAAAATTAGAGATGACCTTCGTCGTCACCGACAACTGCATCAAGTGCAAGTACACCGACTGCGTAGAAGTCTGTCCGGTGGACTGCTTTTACGAAGGCCCGAATTTCCTGGTGATTCA